TGTTGACGGCCCTCTTTGATATCGTGCGTCATAACTACAGCCGAGACAGCATGTTCTTATTGCTTAAAACAGACTTGATGCCTCTTTCCCGTGAGGCTGTAGATGAATTAGAAAACGAATAGGGAGTGTACAATGTTTATTTATAAAACAAAGAAGTTTATTTTAAACAATGGTAGTGAATGTAAACTAGTATTACCTGATAAAAAATATGCTGAAGATATTTATAAAGTAATAGTAGATGAAAGATTAAGACTAGCAAAGTACTTACCTTGGGTAATGGATATGAAATCAGTTCAGGATGAAGAACAATTCCTTGAGTTATAGTATAGAAAAGATTCATAAAGAAGAAATGATGATGTTTATTATCCTAGTAGATGAAAATGTGGCAGGAATGATTGACCTTCATAATATAAATAAAAATGCTAAAAGGAGGTGCTGAAGTCAGTCACCTCTTTTCTTTTCTCTAAATCCCTTATCCTGCCACTATGGACAGAGAGATCAGCCCGCTTACCGGCGACTACACAAGTAAGCAAATCAGTACACTGCAAAATGCTGTGTATATCAGACTAACCACACCCTTAGGCACCTGGTGGGCAGATGGGCGTGTAGGCTCTTTGCTCCATACTATCCCGAAAGAAAAGGATTTGCGACATGTTGGACCACTTGCCCAACAATATGCAGAAGAAGCCTTACAACCGTTGATTGATGATGGACGTGCAGACGAAATCATTGTGACTTATACACAACCCCACAACGGATTATTAATTTTAGATATATCCATTCTAGATAACCGAGGTGAAACCTATCAATTTAAACACCCGGTAAAAGTTATTTAAAAAGGGTTTAAACCATGTTTATTGTGCCAAGTTTAGATGATATTCGCCAAACTATCTTGCGTGATGTGCAATCGTTAGAACCGCTAGCTGATGTGAGTGTGGATAGCGATTATTATGCCCGTGCGAGCAGTTTAGCTGCCGTTGCTGAAGGTATTTATGCCCATCAAAAATGGATAATCAAGCAATTTTTTCCCGATACCGCTGACACAGATTTTTTAGAAAAACATGCCGCTTTGCGTGGTATTCGTCGTCGCAATGCAACGTCTGCAAGTGGTACTGGTGCAACTGTCACAGGTCAAGTTGGTGCAGAGATCAAAGCGGGTTTACAAATTAAAACCGACGATAACCGATTTTATGAGACAACCGCGAATGCAGTTATCTCAAGTAATGGTGAGACTACCGTGCCGGTACGCGCATTAGCCATGGGTGCAAGTTATAACATTACTACTGCAACAAAAGGTAGTTTTATGGCGGCACCTGTAGGCGTGCAATCCGATGTGATGCTAAATGATGTAATTGGCGCAACGGACGCGGAAAGCGATGCGTCTTTGCTTGAACGTTTGCTTGAGATTATTCGCCGACCACCTGCTGGAGGCAATCGTTATGACTATCGTACATGGGCGTTATCGGTGGATGGTGTGGATGCAGCTTATGTTTACCCGTTACGTCGTGGGCTTGGTACGGTAGATATTGCGATCACATCAAATAACGATGTACCAAGCGATGAAACAATACGTCGCTGCCAAGAATATATTGATGATGTGCGCCCAGTAACCGCGCGAGAAAGCAAAGTGGTGAAACCCGATGTAACGAAAGTCAATTTTAATATTCAGGTGAAAATCAGTGGCGTAACCTTACCCGAAATTAAGGCAGCGATTTCCGCCGCACTTGCGGATTATTTTAATACGTTAATCCCCGGTGATGATTTGATTGTGTCGCAATGTGAAGCGGTGGTTAATAACTTGGTAGGTGTGGTTGACCGTAAGTTTACGGCACCTATCACTAATCTAAAAGCAGATGTGCGTACAAAAATTGAGTGGTTTAGGTTAGGTCAAATCACCGTTACGGAGATGGCATGATGCAAACTGACCACAAAAAGGTATTGGCAAAACTTTATCCGCCTATTTCGTACGATGTTAATGGCGAACGTTTTTTAGCGCAATGTGAGGTGGATGGTAATGCGTTTGACCGATTACAAAAAAGTGCGGTGGATTTATTGCAAATTATTGAACCAGCCACCTCCAATACGATGTTGTCCGATTGGGAACGTTTATGCGGCATAAAAACAGATTATACCAATAACTATCAAGCACGAGTAAAACGTGTCATTGCCAAGTTAAATGCGATTGGGGGCTTATCCATTCCCTATTTTAAACGTATTGCCGAAAGTATTGGATATCGCATCGAAATTAAAGAGTTTTCTCCCCTTGCGAATGATTTGCCAACGACGGGAGATTTAGCTCAATTTCGCAATGAAGCTCGCGACAACTTGATTTTTATGTGGCGAGTATCGGTGCTTAATGGGGATGACAATATTGTGTATTTTCGCGCAGGTGGCTCCTTTGCGGGTAATCATTTAGTGGAATTTGGTGACCCGATTATTGAGGAGTTCTTCCGAGACTTAAAACCTGCACATACTTACTGTTATTTTGCTTATCAAACAGGATCTTAATATATGAAAAGTTTAATGCCTCAAATTGATTCCAATGATGGCCTTTTTCACAATGGTAATCCGGCAACAGGCGAACAAGGCACGCGAGTAACCGATACGTGGCTTAATAATTTGCAAGACCGAGTACGCGATGTACAAGCGGAAGCGCATTATGTGTTGCAAAAAGCAGGGTTCCAGCCCGTAGAAAATAAGCAAACTCAGCTTTATGAGGCGATTGTAAAAATTATTGATGACAACCGCAAAAAAGCCTCTACCACGCAAAAAGGCGAGGTACAACTTTATTCCGGCTATGATTCAGATTCAGAAGAAATGGCTGCTACACCTAAGGTCATTAAAATCCTGAAAGGATTCATTGATTCGGTTATGCGAAGTTTGACAAATTACATCCCGAATAGCAAAAAATCAAACGAAGTCAACAGCTCCAGCTCTGATACTGTAGCTACATCGGCTGCCGTCAAAACGGCTTACGATAAAGGCGTTGCCGCAAACAACAACGCTGAGGGTCGCATATCTAAATCTGGTGATAGATTAACTGGCATTTTGTATTCCGTGGGCATTTCGTCCAAACATTTTGGGTATGGCGCTTATGCTAATCAATATACTAGCGGCGCACCGTTTATGGTTGAGACTACAGGGTCGCAAGACCGTGATACGTATCATCCATTTGTCAAAGGGTTGGTGCGGTCAAAAGGACGTTATGGCGCTGGATTTTCATTTGGTTACACGACTAAGCAAGGTGCAGGTGATGGCTTTGGCAGAGGGATTATCCATCTTGTTGAGGATAATGGCTCTAACAAGACATGGGCTTTTGAGCATAATGGTGATTTTAATAGTGCCGGGGATGTAAGAACATCGAATGGTAAGTCTTTAAATACTGCTGCCCAATTAAGCGATTTCCAATATCAAAAAATAGGTGACTTTGAGATTCGCCGCTACCCAGATGGCATGATGATTCAAACTTATTTCACTGAATTTAATGATATTCATGCTTCTAGTTTAGGATTTGGGGGAACCGGTCAAAAACAATTAACTTGGGCTGTGTCTTTTGTTGGGAAGCCGATGGTGTTTGGCAATATCACCACCTCTCTAAATGATCATCATGATGTAGGAGTAAATATACTCACTAAATCAACAAATACCACTTTATATTGGTACAACTACGAGCACTCTAACCCAAATCAAGGTTTGTGTCGTTTGCAATTCTTAGCAGTCGGGAGATGGAAATAATGACAATCTACTATAAAGACGGATTTTTTAATGATGATTTCGGTGGTTATGTTCCGGATGGCGCAATAGAAATCGCGGACGAAACCTACCGCACTTTATTAGATGGACAAGCCGCTGGTAAGCAAATTATTGCCAATAAGCAAGGTAATCCAGTTTTAGTTGACCCACAACCAAGTGACGCACATGAGTTAAATCTTGATACTTTGCAGTGGGAAATTTCAACCGAAAAACTGACCACACTTTTAACAGAAAAGCGCAACCGCCTAATCGAGCAAATTGACAGCCACGCGGCGGTAATTTATAGCACGTGGACACGATTTGAGAGTGAGTACCGTGAACGCCAAACGGCGGCTGAAACTTATAAGGCAGCAAACTATCAAGGTGACTGTAGCCGTTATATTACAGATTTTGCCAAACGCGCAGGTTTAAACAACAAAGCGGCAACAGATTTGATTTTGGTGCAAGCGGCAGGGCTCGAAAAGCTACAAGTTGAGCTGGCTAACCAGCGCATGCGCAAGTATGAGCTCAAAGCACCTAATCTCAAACTTGAGCAAATGCAGTCAATCTATGATGACATTATCAAACAAATGGAGCACTTAATGGAGGCTTATAATAATGGCTAATGTTTATTTAGCGCTTTATAAAGGCAAAAAAACAGGTCTTAAACCAGCCACACTTTTGGCACGTTTTTCAGACTGGCTTACCCGTAAACTGACAAAAGGGCCTTACTCTCACTGCGAAATTGCTGTTGAGCGCATTGAGTACACATCAGGCCATCACTACGAGCATGAGCTCCATTATGATTGTTATTCATCATCTATTCGAGATGGCGGGGTACGCTGTAAAGAGATTGATCTCACTGATAGAAATAAGTGGGATTTGGTGTTGCTTGATGGTGTTAGCGAGGCAGAGGTTGAGTTTTATTTTAACTCTACAAAAGGGAGTAAATACGATTGGTGGGGAGCTATCGGTATTATACTAGGTATTAAACAAAAACGCAGTAAATATTTTTGTTCTGAGTGGTGTTTTAACGCAGTCACCGGTAAAACTCAAGGTTGGCGATTTAGCCCAAATCAATTAGCAGCGATCTTTAAAAAAGGATAAGCAATGAATAAACTTACCATTGAATATTTAACAGAATTAGTGGATGACGTTGAGTATGTACATCAAGGTTTACTGACTATCTGCACAATTACGTTAAAAAATGGCTACAAATTGGCTGGCACTAGCGTCTGTGTTGATAATCAAAACTATGATCCGCTTATCGGTAACAATTGTGCTTTTGCCAACGCGCTCGATAAATTGTGGGAACTGGAGAGTTATCTGTTAAAGCAAAAAATTTACGAAAGCCAAAATAACAAAGTAACCTTACGCAACGGCAATCAAGGCGAGGTTGTATATACAAGTCCATTCGGCAAGTTGCTAGTGATTGAAGATAATGGTGACGAATTACCGGCAGTGCATTGGCATAATGCGGACGGTTCGTTTTATGCGGATTGTGAAAGTGATTTAGATATAGTTCAAGAATAAAGACAGCGACACTATCTGTGCGGTAACACGGATAATGCCAGCTAAGCAGAATGAGCCTGCATATAGCTATATGCCGCCTACCTCGCGAGGCAGGCGGTATTTTAACAAAACCGCTAAAAATGGGAAAGTATATGCAGAATTTAAAAGAGATCCGTTGCCAATGTTGCAACAAATTATTGGCAAAAGTAGGCACAGTGAAACATTTAGAAATCAAATGTAGTCGCTGTAAAACCATTAACCATATTAATTAACTTGATTTGAGTGTCGGAGTGTCAAGAACACCGGAACGCCATAGATAAGAAGGAAAAAACTATGGCAAATCAAGCCAAAAGAAACTTTAAGCAAGCTCCATTACCGTTTGTCGGTCAAAAGCGCAACTTTTTAAATCACTTTAAAGCGATTTTAAACGAGCAGATTCCTGGCGATGGTGAGGGCTGGACGATTGTTGATACGTTCGGTGGTTCAGGTTTGCTTAGTCATACTGCAAAACAACTCAAACCTCGCGCTCGCGTGATTTACAACGACTTTGACGGTTACGCTGAGCGCATTAAGCATATCGACGACATTAACCGCTTGCGGGCGCAAATTGCGGCGTTGTTAGTGGATATCCCACGTCAAAAGCGCATCACCGATAAAGCGCTCAAGGCGCAGATTATTGATACCATTAAAGCGTTTGACGGCTATGTTGACCTTGCTACGCTAACTAGCTGGCTGTTGTTTTCTGGGCAACAGGTCGGCACGTTTGAGGAGTTGTGCGCCAAGGACTTTTGGCATTGCTTACGCCAGTCAGACTATCCCTCTGCAGACGGTTATTTGGATGGCGTAGAGGTGGCCTCAGAGTCGTTTCATACACTACTACCACGCTTCGCAGCCGACCCACGGGCGGTATTTGTTTTAGATCCACCTTACCTATGCACCAAACAAGAGAGTTACAAACAGGCGCATTACTTTGATTTAATCGACTTCTTGCGATTAATCAACATCACCCGCCCGCCGTATATCTTCTTCAGCTCGACTAAATCGGAGTTTGTGCGGTTTATTGAGTACATGCAGCAAGATAAGGTGGATAACTGGCAAGCCTTTGATAATGCGCAACGAATTGTAGTCAATGCCTCAGCAAGCTATTCAGGTAAGTATGAGGATAATATGGTTTACAAGTTCTAAACTGTAAAATTTAAACGCCCTTTAATGATGATTTAAAGGGCGTTTTTGTTTGGTTTAAATTTGAGGTTTATTTTGCATAAACAATTAAACTATTATGCAAAATAAATTTCGATTTTATGCAAAAAGATTCGCGAACTTATAAAAGACCGAGAATTATATCGCTATGACGGCATAAGCTGGCAGTTAGTAGATAAATTTGAGTTCTTAGATAATGCAGTAACTTTCTTTGATGAGCAGGACTTCAATTATAGTGCGCGTTCAATAGAAAGCATCATTGAAACAATCAAAATCCAATCCCCTAAAATGGGAACACAGGCGCAAGAGTTGATTGCTTTCAATAACGGCACTTTAAACCGCACTACGTTAGAGTTCTTGCCCCATTATCGGGAAAACTGGCTAATGTCTTATATTCCGCATGAATATCTAAATTCAGCGCAAAATACGCCATATTTTGATAAATGGTTAGAGTTCGTAAGCGGTGGTAAAGAAAACAAAAAGAACGCTATTCTAGCGGCTTTATACGCAGTTTTAACTAATCGCAACGACTGGCAATTATTCTTTGAAGTAACAGGCGATGGCGGTAGTGGTAAATCTGTTTTTGCTAATATTGCCACGTTATTAGCTGGTGAGCAGAACACAGAAAGCGGACGATTAATAGATTTAGATGAACCGCGCGGGCGAGAAAATTTTGTAGGCAAGACTTTGCTAATTTGCCCTGAACAATCTCGTTATGGTGGTGATGGTGGTGGATTGAAAAGTATTACAGGTGGCGACCCTGTGAATATTGACCCAAAACACCGCACTAAATTTAAAGCGGTTATTCCCGCAGTAGTCTTAATCGTTAATAACGAGGCGACTAGATTTACAGAGCGTAGCGGTGGGATTGAGCGAAGAAGGGTAATCTTTCACTTTGACAAAGTAGTACCTGAAAACGAGCGAGACCCTAATTTCATGGATAAGATTGAGGGGGAAGTAGGGGGTATTATTTACAAACTAATACATACCTTTGAACAACCTGAAACAGCTAAGGCTGCTTTAAAAGAGCAACAAACAAGTGATGAGGCTTTGGAAATAAAAAGCGAATCCGACCATATCACCGAATTTTGCGGATATTTCTATACTACGCCACAGAATGACGGCTTGTATATAGGAAATGCGAATCAAGTCAATAAGTCAAGAACGCATCTTTATCCAGCATACTTAGCCTTTGCTGATGCGAGCGGTATTAAAAATTCCCTTACATTGAGAAACTTCTCAAATTCATTAAAGCAAGGATTTGCGCAGCATAAAAATAAATTTGAGTTCTCTAAGACTAAGGGAAAATATGGATATCGCTCCAATGTTCACTTCAAAAACTATGAAGAGTTCCGAGATGAGTTCAATTCATAAACTATGGAAAGGGGGCGAAAGCCCCTTTTTTTATGCTTTTCTCTTAAAAGGTGAACAATTAGGGTGAACAATAATGTTCACCTATTCACCCGTAACTATATGAAATAAAAGGTTAAATTGGCAAGGTGAACAGGTGAACCAATTTTTGTAATATTTTTTACACGCCGCTCATTCACACGCTTTCTTTTTCGCATTGCTCCACAAAATCACTCCATAATTGCATCACAGGGCGGCGGAGTTCTACATAATCGTAACGGTTATACGCCTGACTTGTTTTATTTCCAATGCTATGAGCAAGGCAACTTTCAGCAATACGGAAATCAATTTGTCGATCTTCTAAAAATGTTCTAGCTATCGATCTCAATCCGTGAGCATCTTGAATTCCTTTGTAGCCTATTTTTCTCAATGCGTTAGCTATTAGTTCGTTGCTAGCTGATTGGTTAGGTTTGTGATAGTGAGAAAATACGAACTTGTCATCACCTGTTATAGGTTTCAATTCTTCTAAAATCTTAAGCATTAAAGATGAAAGCGGAACAATGTGCGGAAATGCCCCTTGTCTTGTTTTTTTCATTTTTTCTGCTGGGATAGTCCATAACTTTTTATCAAAATCAATTTCAGACCATTCAACAGAAACCGCCTCAGACGGACGAACCATAGAAAGTAATTGCCAGCGGAACAAAACCTTTGTTAGATAATCTCTACTTGAATTTTTGAAGTCTTGTAATAGTTTCGGTAGTTCTTCCGGTTTGATTGCTGGATGATGTTTTTGAGGTTTTTTATGGTAAGCATCAGATGCTTTCAAGCAAGAATTAAACGGAATCAAGCCGATTGTTACCGCATAATTTAAAATCTGATTAGAGAGATTTAATAAGCGGTGCAGCGTATCATTGGAATCTTTTTCGTTTACCGCACGAACGGCTTTAATCAGCAAAGGGGAAGTAATCTGATCGATAGGGTAATTCCCAATAATCGGGAATAGATGATTTTCTAATCTTGCCCAATTTTTTTTCATTGTGCTTTGTTTTACTTCTTTGTTTCTTTTTTCTTTCCAAAGTAAAGCGACTTTATAGAAAGTATTTTCGTTCTGACCGTTTTTAATTAGTTCTTGTTCTCTTATGTATTCTTGCGGATCGATGCTTTGAGCAAGTAGGGCGCGATATTCTTCGCGTTTTTGGCGAGCTTGCGCAAGTGTTATAGCTGGATAAGTTCCAATAGTAAAAGAAGTGCGTTTATTTGTTACTGGGTGATAATAATTGAAAATCCAAGCCTTAGCACCGGTAGGCTTAATGCGTAAAAAAAGACCGTTACCATCACTTAGATTGTATTCTTTATCCTTTGTTTTCGCTTTATCTACTTCGGTATTTGTGAGCGGTTTAGTAACACGAGGCATCATTTTTCCTTAGTTTTAGTAACAAGATTTTTCGAAGTTTATCACCTTGTTACTAAACTTGTTACTAAAAAATGCGGTTAAAGACAATTAAATCTGATTAGTGGCGATAAGTAAAAGGGCTGAAAAGCCTTGAAAACACTAGGAAAAACAAAACCCCGCGAGTGGTTTCGCGGGGCTGTGTTTAGGGTAAATGGTGCGACTAGCTGGACTCGAACCAGTGACCCCCACCATGTCAAGGTGGTGCTCTAACCAACTGAGCTATAGTCGCGTAAAAGATGTGGCAGATGATAAACAGTTTTGAGGATGAAAACAAGAGAATTTGTTTTAAGTTAAATTTAGCTGCTAAAAAAATAACCAAAAATTGATTTAAAAAGTCTCAGTAGTTATTTTGATTTTATGCAGGTTTAAGCGTATAATGCCCAGCGTTTTTTATCTCGGATGAGCCGAAATTTAAAAAAGCTTTAGTAAATTGTAACTATTTGTGGAGTTTAGATAAAATGTCTAGAAAATTAAGAAGAACGAAGATTGTATGTACAATGGGTCCTGCAACAGACCGCGATAACAATCTTGAAAAAATTATCGCAGCAGGCGCTAATGTTGTACGTATGAACTTTTCTCACGGTACACCAGATGATCATATTGAGCGTGCTGAGCGTGTTCGTGCGATCGCGAAAAAATTAGGTAAAACCGTGGCAATTTTAGGTGACTTACAAGGTCCTAAAATTCGTGTTTCTACTTTTAAAGACGGCAAAATTTTCTTAAATGTTGGTGATAAATTTATTCTTGATGCGGAATTACCAAAAGGTGAAGGTAATCAAGAAGCCGTTGGTTTAGACTATAAAACACTTCCACAAGATGTTGTGCCAGGCGATATTCTTTTATTGGATGACGGCCGTGTTCAATTAAAAGTACTTTCTACTGAAGGTGCAAAAGTATTTACTGAAGTGACTGTTGGTGGTCCATTATCAAACAATAAAGGGATCAACAAATTAGGTGGTGGTTTATCTGCAGACGCATTAACTGAAAAAGATAAAGCAGATATCATCACAGCTGCACGTATTGGTGTAGATTACTTAGCTGTATCTTTCCCTCGTTCAAGTGCAGATTTAAACTATGCGCGTGAATTAGCAAAACAAGCAGGTTTAGACGCGAAAATCGTTGCTAAAGTTGAACGTGCTGAAACAGTCGTTGATGAAGCAGCAATGGATGATATCATCCTCGCTTCTGATGTAATTATGGTTGCGCGTGGTGACTTAGGTGTTGAAATTGGTGACCCAGAATTGGTTGGCGTACAGAAAAAATTAATTCGTCGTTCACGTCAATTAAATCGTGCGGTTATTACTGCAACTCAAATGATGGAGTCAATGATTAGCAACCCAATGCCAACTCGTGCAGAAGTGATGGACGTGGCAAATGCGGTATTAGATGGTACTGACGCGGTAATGCTTTCAGCAGAAACTGCTGCAGGTCAATATCCAGCTGAAACTGTAGCGACAATGGCTCGCGTATGTTTAGGTGCAGAAAAAATGCCAAGCATCAATATTTCTAAACACCGTTTAGATCGTGAATTCAGAGATATTGAAGAGTCTGTAGCGATGTCAGCAATGTACGCAGCAAACCACTTAAGCGGTATTGCAGCAATCATTACATTAAGCCACTCTGGTCGTACACCATTATTAATGTCACGTATTAGCTCAGGTTTACCAATCTTTGCACTTTCTCGTGTTCAAGAAACCTTAAACCGTTGCGCATTATACCGTGGTGTAACACCAGTTCATTTTGATGGTGAATCTCGTAGCGCTGCAGGCGCAAAAGCAGCGATTAACCTATTAAAAGAAAAAGGTTATTTAGTTTCAGGTGATCTTGTTTTATTAACACAAGGTGATGAATCAGAAGGTACAACTAACGTTTGTCGTACTTTAACTGTTGAATAATCAACATGCCTGAATGAAAAAGAGCGGTGGATTTTTCCACCGTTTTTTTATGTCTAAAATATTGAAAATATTGACCGCACTTTTTTCTTAAAACCACCTCGTATTTGCGGTATCATAAGCACAGTTTTTTAGTTTAAATTGAAATCCTTATGGCATCACAACGACAAATCCAATCTTCCGATCAGAAAACTGAACAAGTTAGTATCCCGCCTCATTCCACTGAAGCTGAACAAGCCGTTCTTGGCGGTATAATGTTGAGTAATCAGCATTGGGATGGTATCGCTGAAAGAGTCATTGCTGAGGATTTTTACACTTTTGCGCATAAAGCAATCTTCCAAACTATGGAAGAATTAATGCGTAACCAAACACCGATTGATTTAATCACCCTTGATCAAGCCCTTAAAGCCAAAGGTATCAGTGATTCCGTAGGCGGTTTTGCTTATCTCGCAGATCTTTCCAATAACACGCCAAATGCTATTAATATTTTGGCTTATGCTGAAATCGTACGTGAAAAAGCGATTTTGCGTGAGCTTATTGCAGTGGGGAATCGTATTGCAGAAAACAGTTATTCCCCAAAAGGCAAAGACATCAAAATGGTGTTGGATGAAGCTGAAAGGGAAGTTTTTGCGATCGCTGAAAAACGGAGTTCTTCAACAGAGGGCCCTCAAAACGTGCTCAGCGTGTTGGAAAGCACTATTGCTCGAATTGAAACCTTAGGTAAGCTTGAAAATCATAACGGTGTGACAGGGGTCACAACGGGCTTTGTTGAGTTAGATAAGAAAACAGCCGGTTTACAGCCTTCCGATCTCATCATTGTGGCAGCACGTCCTTCCATGGGTAAAACCACATTTGCAATGAACCTTTGTGAAAATGCGGCCATGGCAAGTGATAAGCCTGTATTAGTCTTCAGTTTAGAGATGCCTGCTGAGCAAATTATGATGCGTATGATTGCCTCTCTAGCTCGCGTGGACCAAACCAAAATTCGTACAGGCCAAAACTTGGAAGAAGCGGAATGGAGCAAAATTGCTAGCGTGTTTGGGATGTTTAAGCAAAAAAATAATCTTTATATCGATGATTCATCGGGTTTAACCCCAACAGAATTGCGTTCGCGCGCGCGTCGTGTGTATCGTGAAAATGGAGGTTTGAGTATGATTATGGTGGACTACCTTCAATTAATGCGCGCACCCGCATTTTCAGATAACCGTACCTTAGAGATCGCCGAGATTTCCCGTTCTTTAAAAGCATTAGCGAAAGAATTAGAAGTCCCGGTTATTGCACTTTCCCAGCTTAACCGTACTTTGGAACAACGTGCAGATAAACGTCCGGTAAACTCAGATTTGCGTGAATCAGGTTCTATTGAGCAGGATGCTGACTTAATTATGTTTATTTATCGTGACGAAGTGTATAACGATAATTCTGAAGATAAAGGTGTTGCTGAAATCATTATTGGTAAACAACGTAACGGTCCGATTGGTCGTGTACGTTTAGCATTTAACGGTCAATTCTCACGCTTTGATAACCTTGCCGAACAGCGTGAATACAGAGATGATTATTAGGCAAGAGATAACGGATTAGAAAAATGAACGTAAAACCGGCAACAGCGAAAATCAGTTCGCTTGCCTTAAAACATAATTTACAAGTTATTAAAGAAAAAGCGCCGCACAGTAAAATTATTGCAGTGGTAAAAGCAAACGCATATGGT